AAGTAGTGATCCGGTCGGCGAACATCTCCTCGTCACCGCACGGATGCACGCTGTATCGGTGCAAGACGGCGATCTCCTCGACGTACTCTCGGCGCTTTCGGTGGATGATCGCGGCGTGCTCCGTGTAGGCGTAGGGCATCCTCATGCGGTCGACCATGGCTGCCCGCTCCACGGCCGCGATGCACTCGTAACAGAGCGCAAGCGCCTCTCGGAAAGCACGTGCTTGCTTGAGACGCACGATTTCCGGCACCCACTCCGTGAAATGGCGACCACCACACATTCCCTCCGCCTCCGCTGTGACAGCGAGGGCCCTGGCGATCAGGAGCTCGTCGTCCATCAGTCGCAGTGGGCCAACGTCGTGTCGGCGGAGGAGAGGATGCGGACCTGCCCGAGGTCTTCGAGCCCGTCGCGCAGACGGAACGTCGTGAGGGCTGAGCAGATGCGCTGAGCGCTCTCCTCGTTCTCTGTCTTGTCGAACAGCGTCGTCGTCACGGCGACCGCGCCGCCCCTGTCGTCGCGTGCGCCGGTGTAGGTCGACAGCGCACCCGACTCCGTCTCCCCCGATGCCCGGATCTCCGCGTCAAGCGTTCTGGCGAGCTGCGCTCCATCTGGGCCGGCGGTCAGAGCCCGGACGGCGAGGAATCCCGCGACGAGGATCGCGACGCCGACCAACAGCGCCCAGACTGCGACTCTGCCGACCTTGCGCTCCTCGGCTCGGGCTCGGTCGGCCTCGGCCTGCTTGCGTTGGCGGTAGCGCTCCTCGTCGGCCTCACGATCTGCCTTCGTCCATCCGAGGTTGCTCACGTCATGCCCCTTGCTCGATGCGTCCAAAGTTGATGTATCGGACGTTCGACATGGAGTCTTGAACGTCGCGCCACGCCTCGACGACCTGGCGTGTGACGCCGAGCTCTCGGGCGATCGCCCCGAGGTGCGTCGTTGCTGCGGCGACCTCGGCCTCGGCGTAGCGCGCGGGGCTGATGAGGGCGCATGCTGCCCACCGCCAGGCTCTCGCCTCGAGCTCGGGAGGCTGGGGGCCGTCGTCGCCGTAGAAGGCGTGGCCGAGCTCGTGGGCGAGAGCGCTGATCGTCTGGGGTCCAGACAGGCGGGGGCTGAGCATGATGAGTCGGTGCTTCAGCAGATACCGGCCGTGGTGCCGGCCGATGTTGCGGGTCATCACTGCGACGCCCGATGCCTCTGCTTGTGCCACCAGCTCATAGAACTCCACGCGTTCCCCTACCTGTCGCCGTCGACAGAGTCTTCGTCCGGGTCGATGTCGCTCAGCGCTGCGATGTCTTCCGGGTCGTCGAACTCCCCTGCATCTGCACGTCGGTGCAGATCCTCGTAGTCGATGACCGTAGGGGTTGGCTCTGACACTGTGTCGTCGTCCGATGTCGGGTCGGGCGTGCTCACAGCACTCAGGTGCCTTGTGACCGGGCTCCCCCCGGTCGGGTTCATGGGGGCGGGGTGCTCAGCATTGCCCACCACCTCCTCGCGCATCCGTCGTCTCACCTCGGCCAGCAGGTCGGCGGCCGAGAGCTGCCCGATGTCGGGCACTGTGACGGTGGCGTTCGCGTCCTCTGTCGTGAGGAACCCGGCGGCCACGAAGGCTTCCAGGACGGGACGTCGATACTCCCTCGCGAACCTGACGACGTTCTCTGGCTTCCCGGGGACTCCCCCCTTCCACCTCGAGACCGTTGACTGGTCCACGCGGAGCCGACGGGCGATTTCGCTCTGCTGCGCACCGTCGGAGACGTCCTGTACGTACTGCCACCACTTCACGGCTTGAACACTAGAGCTCACGAGCACTCCCATCGACGCGTTTCCAAGGCTTGCGTGGACGCAAGTCATCCGTGGATCAACTTACACGCTCGCCCGATCCGCAGGATTTCAACGCTGATGGCCCCCTCTCCCGCTGCGTTACCGAATCGTGACCTTCAGTGCTTGCGTCCGCGCATATCCATCCGTACATTCATATGCATCGGCGCAAGAGTTGTTGGAATGTCGCCGCTCACCACGGAAGGAGGGGTCATGGACGCCACGCTCCACCTGCGGGACGACCAGCTCAAGAAGTTCCGCGTTCTCGCCGGCCTCAGCACTGACGCCGCGCTCGCAGAACGCATGGGCCAGGACCCCGGCAACCTCTCCCGGGTCCTCCGCGGCAAGCAGGAGCCCGGCCCCAAGTTCATCGCTCGACTCGTCGCAGCATTCCCCGGCATGGACCTCGACGACCTGTTCGAGGTCCGCGCCGCCTGACCGAGCGATACCGCATCACCCGCACCCACCCCGGACCTCACGAGGTCCACCCCGGGCGGCGTGCCAGCTCCTTCACAACTGCACAGAGGCACAACCCACCCAGCGCACGACGCGCCCCTCGGCCCCACGGACTCGCCTCGGGACACGTCACGACACAGGACTGCGGCGAGAGCCGACTCCCCTGGGTGAAGGCCCGCGAGGGCCGCAGTACGACGCGTGACCGCTACCCCGGCAGCAGTAGGCCGGCACGCGCAAAGGAGGCCAGCCAACGCGCTCCTCGTCGTCCTGCCTCACCACCTGGTGCACCCGCGACCGACCACGCTCCTACGCGGTCGCGATGAACACCGGTCGGAACATCCCCGGGGAGCCGGGTCAGCCGACCGAGGACCACCAGCCCCGCCCGGCGCTCACAGATCGCGGACGGGGCGCCAACCACCCACCCGACACCCAGCGAGGAGCCCTCATGGACGACGACACCACGCAGCAGATCGAAGACGACCTCATCACCACCGAGAACGACCTCCTCGACGCCGCCGAGAGCCTTCGCGACGCAGGCCCGATGGACCAGCAGTCCTGGTGGGAGTCCTACGCGGCGCTGCTCGACCTGGTCGACCGCCGTCGGAACCTCGAGGGCCGCTGACGTGCGCCGCGGCCACCTCATCACGCTCGCCGTCGTCGTGGCTCTCGCTGCTGCGGCCGTGCGGGTCGCGGTCGTCTCCCCGCCATTCTCCGGCGGGCACCTCATCGCTGCACCCCTCATCGCCGCCGCGGCCGGGACGATCCTCGTCCGCTACGCCTTCATCAACGGAAGGACCCGAGCATGACCGAGACCAGCACCCCGAAGGAGAAGAAGCTCCTCAACGTCACGGAGGCCGCCGAGCTCTACGGCGTCGACCCCGAGACCATCCGCCGCTGGGCCAGGACCGCCACGATCCCCGGCTTCAAGGTCGGCAAGGGCCGCAACGCCCCGTACCGCTTCCGCCGCACCGCGCTCGAGGCCGACATGACTCGCCGCGAGAAGGCCATGGCCGCCGGCCGAGTGGCCTGAACACGCAACAGGGCCGGTCATCCCCGACAGACGACCGGCCCCGCACTCCCATGAAGGAGGTACTCCAGTGTCCCTGACGACTATCACCGTCGAGGAAGGCCCGAGCCTGGCGACACGAGTCGCGCTCGCCGGGCTGACCATCGACCTCGACCCCGACTCCGTCGCGAACCTCCAGCGCGAGCTCGACGACAAGGCCCCGCAGGTCTGCCCGCGGTGCTCGGGGTCGCGATTCGCGGACAAGGCGCGCATCCACGAGTGCCCGACGTGCTCGGGCGAGGGCTGGGTCCGGTGACGATCACCGACGAGGCTGCCCCGCGCGCTGTCCTCGAGCACGTCACGCACGCCGCCGCGCAGACGGCCGTAGACGTCCAGGCGACGTCGGTCGACGACCGCGTCCTGCGCGTCACCGTCCTCGGGCAGGTGCAGCGGTACGCGCTCGCCCAGACGGTCATCGACCACCCCGTCATCCGCGCAGTGTTCCGCGAGACCGACGGCTCGCTCACCGAAGAACTCACCGGGGCATCACGACTGCGCCCCGGCTTCACGGTCCTCCTCACGGGACCGCACACGCCCCTCCAGTAGCGACCCCGCCCATCCGCCAAGACCAACGGGGTCACCACCAGACACGAAGGAATCCTCTACATGTACAAGCCGAAGCACAAGCAGCCGGTCAAGACGCCGGCGTTCCTCGCGCTCGAGACGAAGGACTTCGACCGGTTCACCGTCGGGGAGCACCTGCAGCCCCGCGGCCGCCGCGCCGTGAAGGCCGCCGACAGCATCCTGCGAGTCAGCGAGATCGGCGAGCGTCAGCGCCGCGCCAGGCAGGCCGTCGAGACCCCGGCGACGGTGGCAGCATGAGCGCCAACTGGTCGGCCCCGAACGCCGAGCTCGTCCTGCCCGTCGACCCCGGCATGACCGAGTGGCTCACCCTGCGCCGGGCGGGCCTCGGAGGCACCGACGCCGCGACCATCATGGGCGCGAACAAGTTCGCGAACCTCTTCTCGATGTGGATGGACAAGACGTCCACCCTGCCGCCCGAGAACCTCTCCTCCGACCTCCTCTGGTTCGGCCACGAGGTCGAACCGATGATGCGCCGACGGTTCACGACCGAGACGAACATCGCCACCCGCCGCGTCGGGACGCTCAGGTCGAAGACCCACCCCTTCATGCAGGCCAACATCGACGGCCTCACCGCAGACGGCGGGATCCTCGAGATCAAGTCGACCGACTGGTTCACCGACGCCGGCAAGGAGTGGACCGGGGGCGACATCCCCGACCACCCGTGGTGGCAGGTGCAGCACTGCCTCGCGGTCTCGGGCCGGTCGCACGGTTGGTTTGTGGCGCTCGTCGGACGCAAGTTCGTCATCGCCGGGCCGATCGAGCGCGACGAGGAAGCCATCGAGCGCCTCATCGCAGCAGAGCAGGCCTTCTGGGAGCAGTACGTCGTCGGAGGCGTCGCCCCGCCGATCAACTTCGAAACCATCGACGAGGACGAGGCGCGCTCGCGCTTCCCGGTCGCCACCCCGGACGCCACGGTCGCGATCGACGCCCAGCCGATCCCGGAGATCTGGACCGACCACCTCGATTCGTTCCTCACCGCGCGCACCACTGAGTCCGACGCGAAGAAGGCGAAGGAAGCGGCGAAGGCCAAGCTCATGGGCCTCATCGGCGACAAGCAGCTGCTGACCCTCGGAGGGAAGCCCGTCCTGAAGTGGGGACAGACAGCTGGGGCGTCCTTCCTCGACGGCGACGAGGTCGTTCGTCGACTCGCGGAGGTCGAGGGCAAGACCGAGTTCGAGATCCGCCGCGAGCACACCAAGAAGCGCGCCGACACCCGGTCCCTGACCGTGGTGAAGCAGAAGCAGGAGAAGACAGCATGAGCACCGTCGCCACCCGAGACACCCCGCAGTCCTCCGCGCTCTCCGTCGCCAACGGCCAGGAGTTCTGGACCCCGAGCCAGGTCGCGGCTCTGCGGCAGGTAGGCATCGAGAACGCCAGTAACGGCGACCTCGCGGTCTTCCTGAACTACGCCCAGCGCACCGGCCTCGACCCGTTCGCGCGACAGATCTACATGATCGGCCGCGAGGACCGCCGGGCAGGGACGACGAAGTGGACGATCCAGGCCAGCATCGACGGCCTGCGCATCGTTGCCCAGCGGTCCCGCGAGTACGCCGGGCAGGTCGGACCTGAGTGGTGCGGCCCGGACGGCGTCTGGCGCGACGTATGGCTGTCCGACGAAGCGCCGGTGGCCGCTCGGGTCGGCGTGCTCCGCAAGGGATTCGCGCAGCCGCTCTACGCCGTCGCCCTCGTCAAGGAGTACGCCTCGACCTACAAGGACCGGCATACCGACGAGGTGAGGCTCTCCGGCCTCTGGGGCACGAAGCCCGCGGTCATGATCGCGAAGTGCGCCGAGGCTCTCGCGCTCCGCAAGGCCTTCCCCATGGATCTCTCGGGGCTCTACACCGCAGAGGAGGCAGAGCTCGAGGACCGCGCGATCGCGGTGCACGAAGAGCAGCAGGAGAGCGTCCGCCCTGCCGCCGCGCGCCGCGGCGCGCGTGCAGAGGAAGCCGCTCCGGTCGAAGGCCGGGACTGGCTCGCGGAGGTGGAGGCCGCGACGAGCGCTGAGGACCTCCGGGCGATCTACAACGCCGCCCGCGACGCCACTGACGTGCCCGCCGGGCTCGCAGAGCGCATCACCGAGAAGGCCCAGCGCCTGGCGCAGGGACCTGACGTCGTCGACGCGGAGATCGTCGACGAGCCGCCAGCGGAGACAGCCGCGTGAGCGACCCAGCCGCCGAGGAGTCGCACGGGACGCTGCCGACCACGAACCAGGTCGTCATGCGCCTGTCCCAGCTCTCCCGTGCACTCGAGGCGAAGACCCAGGAGATCGCGGACCTCGACCGCGAGTGGGTCACCGCCAAGGCAGCCTTCAAGGTCGCCTACGCCCGGACGTTCCTGACGACCCCCGGGTCGATGGACGTCCGCAAGCAGACCGCCGTGCAGGAGACCGCGGACCTGGACTTCACCGCCGAGCTCGCCGAGGCGAAGGTCCGCGCTGCACGGGAGTCGATCCGCACGCTCCGAGACCAGCTCGACGTCGGCCGCAGCCTCGGCGCTGCGGCCCGCGCCGAGTTCCAGGCCACCGGATGGGGGCAGCACACATGACCGGTCCGACGAAGAACACCCGCCGCGAGGTCGCGATCCGCGACGACGGCGCGTGCGTGAAGTGCGGGGTCACCGTGGTCGACCCGCTGACCATGACCCCGCTGAAGCAGTACTCGATCCAGCACCGGGCCGCCCGGGGCATGGGCGGGAGCCGAGACCCGAAGATCAACGCGGCCCCCAACCTCATCCTGCTGTGCGGCACGGGGACCACGGACTGCCACGGCGACGTCGAGCAGCACCGCGAGCAGGGACGCCGCCACGGCTTCGCCATCGCGTCCCACGAGGACCCCCAGCTCGTTCCCGTCCTCAACTGGCTCCACGGGGCAGCCTTCCTCTCGGCGTCGTCGGGGTGGTGGCCGGTCGGCACCGACTACCGCGGCACGGACTACCTCGAACACACCGCCGCCGAGCGCGGCGTCCCGGCCGACTCCGCGGAGTACCTGCGGCTCGCGTCCGTGATCCTCGATGGCCTCCAGCGGCTCAACGGCCCTGCCGCCCTCGAGCGGGGCCTCGACGCCGAAGAGGCGGAGGTCGTGGAGAACGCCTGGGACCGGGAGTGGGGCCTGTGAGCGACGTGCTCGCGGGTCCACTGACCGCGCTCGTCCTGACCCTCGCGGTCTTCTCTGTGGAGCGCTACATGCAAGGTCCACCGACCGCCTAGCGCAGCGGATCCTGCGATCTAGAGTGATTCTCGCAGTTGCTGACGAAGTGCGTCGAATTCCCTTTCCAGCCTGTCCAGCTCGCGACGATTCGCGCCTAGCGGGATTGGTTGCTCCTTATATATCGCGGCCATTCTTTCCTGTGCGTGCGACAAGGCCGTCAGTCGTGCTTTCCGGACATGCTGCTCAGCTTCGAGTTGTTTAAGATCTCGGGAAGATCGCAAAGCCCCGGAATAAGCGATCATCCCCGACAGCACACCCGCTGTGGCAGCAAATAGCCCAGCAAGCGCTCCGGCTAACGACGAGCCCTCGGAATTCTGGGCGTCTTTGAAATAGAAGAAAAGAAGAATTCCGGACGCCACCACCCCAACGAGAAGCACCACCAGCAAGGCGATTCGTTTACGCGACGCTGCCCTGATCGCTGCATCTCGTCGGTATTGCACGAGCTGCCTCACCGTCTCCGTCATCGAGGCCCCCAGAAGACTCGATGCCTCACCCCCCGGCAGTTCTTTGAGGACCTCGGCATCCCGCGCCACCCTAGCGACCAATCTCCCCTCGACGGAAAAGGCTGGAATCCGAGAGAGGAGCGGTATTGCTATTCCGCTGGCAAATCCAAGAATTGTCGGCCACATGGTGGTCAAGAGTACCGGAGACCTGCACAAGCGGCTCGCAGAAGCGATCCCGGGACTCCCACCTTCCAACTTTTCACCCGTCAGGAGAAGACGTGCAATCGTACGACTACGCCCAACCGGATCGACTACCACGACGCGGTAGCGCAGCCCCAATCGACGACGGCTATGACGACATCACGAGCCGCATGCTCGCCAAGTCCGAAGCCGCCCGTCGCTTCCGTGACCTCGAGGAGGCTGCCGAGCTCTCCCAGCGCGAGGTCCGCGCTGGGACCCGCGACGCCTTCGGCAAGCCCATCACGAAGCGCGCCCGACCACCACGGCCCCGCACCATGACCCCAGCCGACCGCGTCGAGCCTGATACCGACGCCATCGTCGCGGCGTACAGCGACGAGGGCCTGACGGTCCCGGAGATCGCCGAGGCGCAGGGCATCAGCCAGCACACCGTCTACCGGCACCTCAAGCTCGCCGGGATCCCGCTGCGCGCGAAGACCGCGCTGCCCGACGAGGCCGAGCTCGCGCGCCTGTACGAGTCCGGCCTGTCGATCAGGCAGATCGCGAAGC